ATGAGTCTATACGCATACGCTCAGAGCCACCTGCCTGAAAACTCATGCCATCGCCAACCGAACCTAAAGTAACCTTATAGTCTGCTGTCGTTGAAGCATCTTGGAACTCCATGTGCGACTTAGTAGTCCCAGAGCCACCCACAACTCGAACAGGTAAGTTATCACCAGAGCCACCTTGAACTGTTAGCTTTCTTGCAGGATTTGTGTCACCTATACCTACATTGCCATCAGAGGTAATACGCATACGTTCATCTACGCTAGACTGACCTGCTGTTCTTGTTAACAGTCTTATTTCACTAGGAACAGTGCCATCAGAACCCGCTACAATATCAGAAGTTTTTGTATAAGGACTACCTTGAGACTGGTAAGACTGTAAAATTAAACCTGAATTTGTAGCAGTATAAGTTTGATATGAACTTTGACCGCCTTTGTATATTTGTAATTTTCCTGTTGGGCTAGTAACGCCTATACCTACGTTGCCTGATGAGGCAACTCGCATAAACTCTGCGCCACCACCATGTAAGACTAAGTTGTTACCCTCTGCACCTATACCTACTGTTGTTATTGAGGCAGTGGTAGCATCAAGAAAGTGCATCCTAGACCCTGTTGTACTACTTCTTAAATATGCACCTCTAGCGTTAGACTGGCTAATATCTAAAGCCGTTGCAGGACTAGTAGTACCAATACCTAAAGACTCCGCAGACGCATCCCAGAAAAACTTAGGAGTTGTGCCTGTGTCCTCGTAGAAGCTGATGTCTCCGCTTCCTTTTATCTGAAGTGCTTTTTTCCCAGTACCAGCAGTTTTTACTTTAAAGTTTATTTCAGAATTATCATTATTCCAACTGTTAGCGATAGTTAGTGACGTATTGCCTGAAGAATCATAATTAAGCTCACCTCGATATGCGGCAGTGTTTCCTAAGTATGCGTATCCAGTCCCATCAACAGTAAGCCCATCCATCGTGGCTGTGCCAGTAACGTCTATACCTGTGGATGTTGTGGCTATCTTAGCTGAGTTATTGTGGTAAAGTGTTGCAGAACCATCTACGCTAAATAATGCTAAAGTTTCATTGTCATGTTTACGTATGCGTACTGCATTATCACTATTAAGACGTAACTCGCCTGTTCCGTCGTCACGAATGTAACTATTAGAACCATCATGGTAAATCTGTAGGTCATCACTAGCACCAAATGTAGCCTTAGCATTATCACCAAAGCTAATGTCGTGGCTGTTAGTCGCTAAGTCTTGAGAAAGGCTATAAGGAGCAGTTACGTTGTTGTAGTTAGTAGAGTATACCCATGATGAACCATTGTATACATACAGACCTACAGTGTTACTACCTGCACCTGTGTCATAGTAAAATGCACCTGTCTGTAAAGCATTACCCTGTACGTCAACAGTAGGGGGAGCATCTGCCGCACCTAAGTAAGTTGTGTAAAAATCATTCCAAGTGCTTGCGGCATTAGAAGAGTTGGTAGCTGATGTACTAGCTGAGGCGGCACTGGCTGATGCCTCAGATGCTTTAGTTACTGCTGTAGTAGCAGAACCACTGGCGGCTGAAGCACTAGAGGCGGCTTCTCCTGCCTTTGTAGTGGCTGTTGTAGCTGATGCACTAGCTTCACTAGCTTTTGTAGTGGCTGTGCTTGCGGATGTACCTGCTGTTGTAGCTGAACCTGCGGCTTGACTAGCTTTAGTTGTAGCCGTGGTTGCACTGTTGCTTGCCGCTGTAGCACTATTAGATGCTTCAGTAGCTTTAGTAGTTGCTGTGGTAGCTGAGTTACTAGCTGAAGTAGCACTAGCGGATGCGTTAGATGCACTACTAGCCGCGTTAGTAGCGTTAGTGTCAGCATTCTGTACGTCTGAAATATTGTCTGCAACGGTAGTTACTTTAGCCGCAATACCTGCAACAGTATCAACGTCTGAGTTAATACCTGCTACAGTTGTAACGTCACCGATGTTTCCTGCTACAGCACCGATGTCACTAGCGTCTGCAATAACAGTGTCCATCTTAGACTCAAGACCTGCTACTGTAGTTACGTTGCTAGAGATACCTGCTACTGTATTTACATTAGCTATGTTTGAGGATACTGTGCCAATGTCAGTACCATCTGCCGCAACTGTGTTGATGTTAGATGCGTTACCGTGGACTGCGTTGACGTTTGCAATGTTGTTGCCTACGTTGTTTACGTTAGCAATGTTTGTAGAGACCGTACCAATGTCCGAAGCATCTGCGGCTACGGTAGTTACGTCTGAAGATATACCCGCTACAGTAGTTACGTCTGTGTTAACTCCTGCAACGGTATTTACGTTAGCGATGTTATTATAAACACCGACAACTTGTGTATTTGAACCTGCAACGGTTTGTACCGCTGAACTGTTCGCTGTGTTAGAATGACCTAAAGCGGCATCTCTTGCGGCTTCTGCGGCAGTCTGTGCTGTTTCTGCTCCAGTCTTTGCTGTGGTAGCCTCTGTAGCTTTTGTACTAGCTGTGGTTGCTGAAGTACTTGCTTCTGATGCTTTAGTAGTTGCGGTAGTAGCTGATGTACTTGCTTCTGATGCTTTAGTAGTTGCTGTGGTAGCTGATGTGCTTGCTTCTCCCGCTTTAGTAGTAGCAATAGTTGCTTGAGCGGTTACGGCATCAACAATAGTGCTGTCCGATGAACTTCCTGAGCCACCTGTTCCTCTGAATATAGCCATGATGTTTCCTATTGTTGTTTAAAAAAAAGAAAGGAAAAAGGGACTCCCGAATGGAAGCCCCTTAGGTACTACTATTATGCGCCAACCATTAGGTTGAAAGCGGCATCTGGACGAAGAACCGCAGTGCCGTATAGAGTATCAGCAGTGTAAAGAGAACCTAAGAACTCTTGCTTGTACTGAGTCTGTGAACGAACACCTTGTTGCTCGGCAAGAACCATAGCATCTTTGTGGAATAACATAGCTTGCTTAAGGTCTACAGCACTTGCAGAGTTAGCCGCGGCTGTTTCAATAACAGGACAGTTAGAAGAAACAAAAACGTCAATACCATACAAGTTACCGATTTGACCATTGTTTACAACACGACCGTCTACGAAGTCACTTGAAGAATAACGAGTGATTCCCATGATTGCATTACGAACTGATGGTGGTACTACAAGACAACGATTGTCCATAGGTACGTCAGCATCATCCATTTTTTGAATTAAGTCACGGAAACCTTCATCAGTAAATACGTCAACAGCACCGTTAGCAGTGTCATCAGTATACTGAGTCAAGCCATTAGTTCCGTCAATGAAGTAAGAACCTGTACCTTCATAAGCGGCATTATTGTTACCGAAAGACTTACCTAGAGCAAACAAGTCAGTGTCCACTTGTTTAGCTAGAGCGTAACCTGCGTCACCAGTGTAGAACTGACGAAGAGATGCAAGTGCTTGTGCTTCAGTAATGTCTTCGATTAAACGTGAGTACTCGAAGTGCTTGTCGATTGTTACTTGTACTTCAGACTCAGTAGCGTTCTGAATAGTTACAGCAGTGTTTTCGGCTTTAGCGTTAGCTGTGCCACGAACAGGCTTAGGAATGTGAAGAGTGTCACCTTTCTTACCAGTCATTGCCATTTTCTTAACTAGTGGTGCTAGTACAAGGTTAGACTGATAAGCGGCAACGACTTCGTCACTCCAGATTTCTGGGATAAAAGTAGCCGCGCTAGTGTTGTCTACTGTGCCGCCTTGTGCGGGATATGTTGATGTAGCCATGATAATACTTCCTTAAATAATAATATTAGTGTTTAACCCTCCCTTCTTGATATGCTTGCATAATCTCATCTGACAATGCCATATATCTTTCTGGGTCGGTTCTCATAAGTTTAATAATGTCTGCGCGTCTATAGACCTTCTTAGCTGACTGTTCACCACTACCACGGGCATTACCTGTAGATGCGGCTTTAACAGTCTTCTTACGCTCTTGCTTCTCAGAGGCGGCAGTTTGACCGACTACCTGTTGACGTTCCTTCCATAAGGAAAAGAGTTCGTCAGCGGCATCATAATCATACTGTTGGTCTGCCTGTGCAAAGAGTTTTGTCCTAATCTTAGAACCCTTAATCCAATCAGCGAACTTCTCATCCTGCAAAATTCCCTGCATATCAGGGTGTTTGCTTTGCAACTGAGTCATTGCTGTTGTTTGTCGATACTGATTAGTTACTGCTTCAGCTTCTTTAATCTTAGGGTGATTATTAATCGCTCTTTCGACTGCCTTGTCGGGGTCTGAGAAAAAGTCTATTTCTTCGTCAGAGGTTGTTGCTTGTGTTTCTTGGTCGGTGAGTTGTGTCTGGATGTAGTCATCGACAACCTTTCTAAGTTCACCTACTTCAGAACTTTGCTTACCTAAGAGTTTTTCAGCCTCTTGGTGCATCCTTACTATTTCGGCTGTAGTCTTTCCTTGATACTTCTCAGGTACTTCTGTTTCGGTCTGTTCAGGAGTTTCCTCTACTTGAGGGTCTTGTTCAGTCTCTTCTAGGGTGTTAATGTCTTTCTCTTCTACGTCCTCTGGACGCTCATCTATTAGTGTTGCCATCATTAAACTCCGTGATTAATATCATTATGGAGGTGTATTAAATGTAAGGGTTCTATGGTCAGGAGTTGTCCTTACGGTTACAAAGTTACGCCATGTTTACGTTCATACTTAATCTGCTTCTCTCTATTCTTAGCCCACTTCCGTGTTTCCTTCCAAGAGTCTCCGCCACTGATTGTAACAGGTGTAACGATTTTTCTAGCTATTAAGTCGCAATCTGGACACTGTACTTCAGTTGTCTCTGAGTCTACAAACTTCTCATTGACATGTCCGTTGTCACATTTGAAGTCAAACATAAACCTCATTAGTCTACGTCTACTTCTACTTCGTCTTGTTGCTGTTCTTTAGCTGTTTCTATCTGTGCTTCTAGGTTCAGCATATTAGCCATGACTACAAGTTGTCCCTTACGAAAGTAAAGGTCTTTGTCATCTTTACAGGCTTCGACTGAATTGACATTATCAGCACTTCCTTTGATGTCTTCCATTAAGTTCTTCCAACCATCTGAACGGAACATCTCTTCAAAGGAACGATAATACTTTTCTAGTTCTCTATCACTCATTTACTGTTTCTCCTTTAAGGACAGCTTTAATTGTTAATTTATATAATATACTTAAGTATACTATAGGAATATTATAACATATTTTACTAAGAATGTCAAGAACTATTTTCTATGTCTTGCTGTTTTCTTAGCAATCTTCTTAGGTTGTTTACTAACTTGTTTACCTGCTTTGGTGTCAGCACGTTTCTTACGTGTCGTAGCGGCATATTCCTTCTTGGTCAAAGCCTGACGCGCCTTCTTGGGCAGATAGCGTTCACCTGTAGCTTTCTTACCCTGTGTGCTTGGTTTACCAGACTTAGTAC